CTCGGGCCTACGAGAGATCATCACTACGCGATTGCCGTCCGCGACCGCCTTGCGAGCGAACTCGCCCCACAGTTGCGGGTCGGCAGAAAACGTGCGGTCGAAGTCCACGCTGATCGTCATGGAGCGACCCGCCGGGGCAGTGGGCGTCGGCTCGGCTGGCGGCGGCTGCGCAGGGTCCGCTGCTGGCGCGGGCTGACGCTCCACCACCCCGGCAAGGATCGCCGCAATCTGCGAGGTGCTCATCGACGGGAACGACGCAGAGACCATCGCCGCCGCACCGTCTTTGCTCACCAGCCCATCGACCACCGACTGAATGATCGCGATGAGTCCCGTGATCTGGGCACCGTTGAGCGACACGTCCGCGACTTGCGGAGCCTCGGGCTCTGCCGGCTCGCCCGGCGTCGCAGGCACCACCGGCTCGCCAGCCGCAGCGGCAAGCCCGCCCTCGACCGCCTGGCCGTCGATCTCGCTGCCCGGCTGCTGCTGAGCCAGTACGTCGCCCTCGCTTGGCTGCTCGCCCAGCGTTCCCATGTTGAGCGGGCGGTAGCGAACGTCGCCGCCTTCGACCGGGTCAAGGTTCTCGGTCGCGCGGATGTCGTTCGTGCTGACCACGCCGATGTCCCACATGGCCCGGTAGTACGCCGACCGGCTCGCGGCATCGCCACGCAGCAGGCCACGCACGTCGAACTCGATCAAGTAGCGGTCATCGTCCGCGATGAGGTCGCGCATAAACGCCGACTCAAAGCGCCGCAGCCACGGCATGATGCAGTGGGTGACGAACGCGATGTCGCCATCCGGCGTCGAGGGGGCGATGCCAAGCAGCGAACCGGGCACGCGAAACAGCCGGGCGATCTCCTCAAGCTGATAGCGGCGCAGTTCGATGAACTGGCTGTCGGTGTTGCTGCTCTGCGGAATCTCGTAGGGCTTGAGCCCGCCGGTCACCACCGCCGTGTTGTGAGCGTTGGCGACGCCGCCATGCCGCCGATCCCACTGCGACCGCAGCGACTCGCGGGCCTCCGCGTTCAACTGCCCATCGGTCGAGAGGATGAACCCAGGCCGGGCACCGGCAGCGAAGAACCTCGCCCCGTGCAACTCGCACGCCCGAGCCAGAGCGATGGCGTCCTTGCACTCCTTGACGATCGACATTCCGTTCACGCCGTCATCGGACGGACCGCGAATCTGGAGAATCGCATCGTCGGCGTAGACAGTCTCGGTGCCCTTGTCTTCGCGGTACTTGTACCGCAGCTTGCCGTTCTCGATCCGCTCCACCTTCATCCGGCTCGGATGCAGCGGCACGATCTGTCCCGCCTTCAGTTCGTCAAAGGCGTCGCCCCACAGGCCAACGTGAAACACCGACTGCTCGCGCCACTCGAAGCTGGTCTGCCATCCGTTCGGCTGGCTGTGAAGCTGGCGATAGAGCGGCAGTTCGCGGGCGATCCGCTTGCCGCCCCCCGCAGTCCGCTCCAGCACATGCAGCGGCAAACCCGCCACCGTCTCCGCGATCACCCGCAGGCAGGCGAACACCGCCGCGACTTGGTGAGCGTTGCTCTCGTCAATCCGCACGCCAGCGTTCGACCGGCTCGATGGCTCGTCATCGTCCCACATGCGGGATTCGCCAGGGAGCCAGAGGATGCGGGTGTCGGCAATCATAGGAAGAAGATGTCAGGCGTGTTCGCTGGCTGCTGCTCGCTGCTCGTCCATGCCCCGATGGCTTGGCACAAAGCCACGATGCCGTCGATTCGCTCCGTTGACTTGGCCTTGCTCGGGAAGATGTTGCCGTAGCGATCCTCGTGAACAGCGACGTTGCCGGCACACCAAGACAGCACAGGGTGACCCGCGTGCCGAATCTTGGAATTGCCGAGCAAGTTTTCCAGAGCCTTGGCAGGCGCGCTCATGGCGCGACCGCCCTGCGGAAATCCTCGCACCTCCACCCCATCCCCTTGCAGCATATTGGCGAGCATCTGCCCGTTGAACTTCAAGTCCACCGCCAACTGCCGCACGCCGTACTGGTTGCAAATCTCGCCGATGTCGCGATGTAGCACGGTGTAGTCCGTGACGTTGCCATCAGTGGCACGAATGTGCCCGTCGCGAATCCAGCCCAGGTAGTCAATCTTGTCGCGGTTCGTCCGTTCGACCGCGTTCGTCTCGGGAATCCAGAAGAACGGCAGCACGTCAAGGCTCCCGTCCTCGGGGTCGGGGCAGACGAGAACCAGAGCCGACAGGTCATAGGTGGTCGCCAAGTCGAGCCCCGCGTAGACGGGCCGGTCACCAAAGTCGCGGAGCGGCACCGCCCCTTGCTGCCACATTTCTGAAGACAGCCAGCGAACGTCGGAGGTCGTCCAAGTGTTGAGCCGGTATCGGAGAAACGAGTTGAGCTTGGTCGGCGACTGCTCGGCTTCCTTCGCGTCGTGGGCGAAGTCGCCCGCCTTGATCGTCACGCCCCACGACGGGTTCGCCTGGGGCCACACGTCGGGGTCTTTCCAGTCGGCGTCCTCCTCCATTTCGTGGATGCAAGAGAAGAACGTGGGGTCGTGCTTCCAGTTCGCCGCGACCGCCTTGGCGTACTGGTACTGCTCGTAGCAAATGCCCTTGCGGTCGTAGCCCGCCGTCGTGATCGAGACGAGGAGCGGCTGCTCGCGGGCCGCGCCGCCGTACCGCAAAGCATCCCAAAGACGGCGATCTTTTTGGGCATGGAGTTCATCGAACAGCAGGGCGTGAATGTTGAGCCCTTCCGCTCGGAACGCGTCGGCGGATAAGACGCGATAGAACGACGCTTCCTTGCGGTAGGCAATCGTGCGGCGGGAGTCGATGACTTCCAGCACGCGGGAGAGTTGCGGCGAAGCCCGCACCATGCTCGCGGCTTCACGGTAGACCACCGACGCCTGCTCACGATCCGCAGCCGCCCCGTACACTTCGGCCCCGTTCTCGCCATCCATCACAAGCAGATACAGGCCGATGCCCGCAAGGAGCGTCGACTTGCCCTGCTTCTTCGCGGTGGAGATATACGCCACGCGGAAGCGGCGGGTGTGGTCGTCGAGCCGCTTCCAGCCGAACAACTCACCGATCATCACGGTCTGCCACTCAAGCAGCGTGAACGGCTTGCCCGCGTGCTTGCCCTTGCTGTGCCGCAGCCAGCCTTCAAAGAAGTTGACGGCGTGCTGCGCGGCCTCGGGGTCGAAGTAGTAGTCAAGCCCCTGGCGAACGGCGTCGCTTTGCAGCGTAGGCGGCAACCGGGTCTGAATCTTCGCTGCCATTCGTCGTTGACACCTGTGACCTGCTGCTCGGCGTCATGCCGAACTCTTGCTCGATCCGCAGCATCGCAGCGTGGTGGCGGTGCATCTGCGTCGCCCACGGGGCAACCTGCGTGTACTTGATGCGGAGCCTGCCGTCAGTGCGGTTCGGGTCTGGCTCCCAGTGCGTGTACTCCTCGCCACCAACCTTCACTTTCTCATAGCAGTCAAAATACAGGACCGTCTCAATGCAGTAACGCGTCAGCGTCGGCACGTCGGCCTCGGTCAGCACCCGCATCCGCGAGAGCGTTTGCACCGCGTCCTTCCACACCTCGACCGCCTTGCCGTCGAGCGTCTTGGGCGGCGGGAAGTCTTGCGGCACAAGCGACGGCGTCGGCTCGCTTGTTGGCAGCGCGTCCTTCGACGGGTTGCCGCGAATGTATTTGAGGATCGACGGCTCGGGGGCGGGGCCGCGTTTGCCCATGATCTATTCCTCCTGAGATGAAAGCGCAGGGGTCGGAGTTGCACCGCCCCTTCCGCCCTGGATGGGCGGCGTGCCGCTGGCAGCACTTCCTGCGCGTTTTGGGTATGGCTGCCGCATCTTTTCGACGCGGCTCCGCATTTCTGAATCAAGCGGCATGAGGTATTTGTTCTTGCCCTTTGTTTTGAGTTCGACGGCGTGAGGGTCAATCATTTTTGCGCCGCGCAGGCTTTGCTCGTACCCTTTGGCACCAAGCGACCGTGGGTGCATTTTTTTGCCACGGATCAAAAACCCACATCGCTCGCCTACGCAGTTCGTGCCGAGAAACGTCCAGTTTCCCGCTTGATAGATTCCGCCGTGATGGTTTTGGTCGCAGTCGGCAAATGAAACGACACACCTAAGTTTCGGGCAGTGCTTTCGCAACATTTTCAGTGCTATAGCGATGATCTTAGAAACAGGTGTGTCATGCCCGCGAAGCGCGACGCGAGTCAACTCGACAATCTCAAACTTGCTGCAACCAAGAACTCTTTCTGCCCATTTGAAAAACGGTGGCGACGCGCCGTAAGAAAAAATGACTACTCCGACAAACGCCCCCTTTTCCCACACACCCGCTCTAACCATTTTACCGGCTGGCATGCACCGGCTGTAGTGCCAGTGTTCGCACGCGTACTTCGCTGCTTCGTGCGAACACCAGTCGACTCGGAAGTCAGTCTGCGAACTCATGGCCGCACTCAGGGCATTGGGTTTTTGTTTTTTCGTCGAGACGGCCTTGATCCTCTATCGGTGAAGGCTCAAAGTCCGGCGGAACGACGCCTGCATCTTCGGCCGTCGCTGCGATCAACTGCTGCAACGCCTCGCTGCCCGTATCCACGTTGCGTAGGAGTTGATCCAACTTGACCGCGTCGCTTTCAGCCATCGCAGCAAGCGGGTCGAGGGTGGCAAGGAGCTTGTCGGCCTCGGCCTCGTTCACGTCGAGGACCAGCACCGGCACGTCGCCGTCGCCAAGCGTCTCGGCTCGGAGGTGGCCGTCGATCAGCATGAGCGTGCCGTCTGGCAACTCGCGGGCGAGGCAGGCGTCGGCGAGGCCGACCTCGGCCAAGACGCCGCGAAGGGCGTCCTGCTGGGCCTTGGGGTGGGTTCGCCAGTTTTTCGGGTTGGGCCTGAGGTCGCTGGCAGGCACCATACGGAGCGATTTGACGCGGTTTCGGATGTTCATGCAGGGCAACTATGGACTTAGGTGAAACGGGTCCTAGAACGCAAATGCGGGGCCGAGAGAGGGTTTGACCGGGGGGGCCGAAAACCCCCGGCAGCGCACGCTGGGTGGTACTTGTGGTTTTGCTCGTTGGCGGTTTTGGAGGCACCCCCCCCTAGGGGGTACCCTCTATATATATGGGCTCCTTGATGATACCGGGCGTGTCAAAAAGTCCACGTTCACCCGTAAAGGTTCGTCTTGCGGCTGTGGCACGAGGCACACAGACACTGCCCGTTGTCCACCTCGTAGCGGAGGTCGGGCCGCACCTTCACCGGCACGATGTGGTCAGCGTGGGCCTCTCGCTTCTGGCCGCACACCCGCCCGCAGTCGCGGCAGGCATAGCCGTCTCGCAGCAGCACAGCCTCACGCCACGCCTTGTGTCGCTGCGAGCAATAGCCCCGAGCCGCAGCGTTGGGCCGAGCCTCCACGCGGCGTACCTTCGCGGTGCCGCGTGCCGGCTTCCACATCTCGATCCGCTGCGGCATCTGCTAGCTCTTGAGGGTGACAACCCCTGCCGTGCCGGTCGCGTTCGTCGTGGCCCCCACGATCTCAAGGTACGGCACCGCGAACACCTCGTCAGGCAGGGCGTACATGCGACCGACCGCAGTCGAGGGGGCGAGGGTGATCGTGGCTGCCGAGCCATCGACCTTGAACAACTGGCGGAACGGGCCTTCCTCGTAGGACGCGCCCCACATCTGGAGCGAGGTCGCCGCGGTGACCATCGTGCCGAAGTCAACCACGCCGCCAGCGAAGTCTTCCATGCGGATCGTGGTGGCGAGCACAGTGGTCGAGTGGAGCGTGATCGCAACGTCACGCGACCGGCGGCGAATCTTGATCTCTGACATGGGTCTGCTCCTGGGTAG